TGCTCATCACGCAGTGGGAGCAAGGCTCGATTCCGGCTGATCCTGGCAGGCTGGAAATGGCTTCGCCGGGTATTTCTGGGTGCTGGGAATTGCTCTCCCAGAAGTTCCCTCCCAGCGAAGACGGCTTGAGGCGTAACAGGCGATTGGAGGAGCATCGAGCCAAGGCATCCTCCCTCTCCCAGGCCCGCGCAGAGAAAGCGGCAAGGGCTGCCAGAGCCAGATGGGGGAAGGATGCTCCAAGCATTGCTCAAGCATCTCCCCAAGCAATGCTCAAGCATGAGAACGCGGCAAGTGGCGTGAAGGGGGCGAAACAGGGCGAAGGCGCGAAACGCGAGGGAAACGCGGTTTCCGATGCTCCAAGCAATGCTCATGCAATGCGTGGAGCAATGCTTGGAGCAATGCTTGAGCAATGCCCTCCATCTCCATCTCCAATAGATAAGAAAGAAGAACTGCGTTCTTCTTCTTGCGAGAGTGGGCCGATTCCAGAGTTCGCCTGCGAGTCTGGCACTTGGAAACCCACCCGTGAGATGATCGAGGAGTGGAAAGCAACCTACCCTGACCTCGACCTCATGGCTCAACTGCGGCGAGCGAGGCAGTGGTGCATCGACAACGTGGATCGACGCAAGACCCAGAGAGGCATGCGGCGATTCATTGGTAGTTGGTTGGCGAACGTAAAGGTCTTGCCGAAGCAGACCTCGCCTAGCAAGAAGGTTTTGGCTTCATTGGAGGATTGACCGTGGACAAGAATGAGTTCAATGCTTGGCTCCAGACGCACCAGAAGGCGTATCCGGCACTGGCCGATTGGTTCGCATCGCTCCCAGACCAGCGAGGAACACTCGCCCTGTGGTTCGACGTTCTGCGGAAGGTGGACAAGGATCATGGTCGCGAGGCCACGATCCGCATGATGAAAGGCGTTGAGCCATTGGTGAAGTATACCAACTGGCACGATACGCCACGGTTTGTGGTCGAACACGCAGACGCCATCAGGCGAGAGAGCAAGTCGAGCCGCGAGTTCCTCTCGCATCTCGTCGATGGGGAACTGACATACGCATGCCGAGAGTGCTTCGACACTGGCATCGTTGACGTTTACCACTCTCGCCATGTGAAGGAGATCCGCAAGGGCAAGTTCCGTGGTAGGTGCGTCCACAGGGCCGCACGGGCCTGCAACTGCGATGGAGGCAGGGCGAGGTATCGAGGGATCATCGAGAAGAAGATTCTGCCGATCTATAACGCAGTCGAGGACGTTCGCGTGCCTCACGATAGGTCTGCCTGCTCGGCTGCGTCACTGGACACAGACATCAACACCATCATGGACTTCGTGGTCGGCGGCGCGGTGTCGCTCGATGCGTGGGCCGACAAGCAATAGGAGCAGGCATGTTCCCGAAGATGACAAGGCAGGGCGCTCATGCACCTCTGCCGAATGACGTAGTCAACCATCCAGCGCACTACACCTCGCATCCAAGCGGCGTGGAATGCGTGCAGATCGCCGAGGCTTTCTGCTTCAATCTGGGCAACGCCATCAAATACATCTGGCGGGCAGGGCTGAAGGGGGACGGCATCGAAGACCTGCGCAAGGCAGCGTGGTACATCAACCGAGAGATCGAAAGGAGAACGAAGTGAACTGCAACATCCCGAAGTTCGATTGCTGGGTCAGGCCAGAGTTTCTGTATGCCGAAGTTGGCGTTCATCAGCCGGAGAAGGCGATAGCGTTCGCAGTCTGCGGACTCTACGGTCAGGCCCTGTTGTTCCACGTTCTCCTGGAGAGCGGAGCGCAGCGAGGCAGGCTTCCGATCCATGCGCTGATGCAGAGCAAGTGTACGAACCCAACGCTCGGCCTCACCGACCTTGAGTTGTGGGATGCAATGTCCTACAACCCGTGCGTGATCGAGTACGACTGCTTGGCGCAGATGCGAGTGCGAGCGATCCTTCGCGACGGCAAGTGGTACGGCGGGGAGTATATGTTCACTGTGGATTGGCACGGCTCGAGCGAGGCTGAGAGCGCGGGCGAGAACGGATGGAAGTGCCATCACATCATCGCCCTCGATAATGGTCAGTTCGCAGCGCAGCCGAACAACAGGCTGCTCTGGTTCGACCCCGCATTCACATCGACAGGCGAACCTCCCAAGTACGCAACCGCAGACAAGACCTACAAGTGCGAGAACGAAGGCAAGTGGCGCACGGTAGGCGATGGCGTCATGTTCTACGGAATCGAAAACACGCCGCACGGCCCGTTCGCCGCGCAGCCAGACTAGGAGCAGTCATGCCGTTCCGAGAGTTCATCCCAAGGGTGCAAGCGTGGCAAAGAAACATGGCGGGCATCCCGCAGGACACGAAGGAAGATCGAGACGCGGAGGAGGTGGCTCGCGTTCGACGCGAGGAGAGGATGACCCAGAAGCCGCAGGCCAACTCCGAGCAGCCCTAGGGCTTCGCTCCGAATACCGGCCGTGGGTGGAGTTTGTGGCGCATGGGCCTCCAGCACCGCAGCCCCGCCCGCGCATCTCGATGAGGGGAGGGTTCGCGCGGGCCTACACGCCCGCCGACCATCCCGTCGTTGCCTTCCGGCGAGCCGTGGGTGCTGCCGCAATGCGCAAGATGACCAAGGCCGAGTGGCAGCGAAGGCTGGGAGGGCTTCGTGTCAGGATTCAAGTCTGGTGCTGTTTCGTCAGGCCGCCATCGCACCTCCTGGCGAGCGGATTGCCCAGAAAAGACGCACCGCTAATGCCTCGACCCGACACGGACAACCTTGTGAAAGCCGTGATGGATGCGCTCACGGACGCTGGCGTCTGGGATGACGATACGGTGGTGGTCAATGAGGGTTGTCGCAAGCGATACGTCAGCGCGCGTGTCGGCGCGCACACGGTGGTGCGCGTCCGCTAGTTGGCGCACAGGCGCTGCGCGCGCTACACTCTTCGTTATGAAAGTCGAGATGCTGCCGGTCGCGGAAGTCTCTCCATACGAGAAGAATCCGCGCCGCAACGAGAAAGCCGTTGACGCAGTCGCTGCGTCCATTCGCCAATTCGGTTGGCGTCAGCCGATTGTTGTTGACGCCAAGAAGGTCATCATCGTCGGCCACACTCGATACCTTGCCGCGCTCAAGTTGGGCGAGGAGAAGGTGCCGGTGCTGGTCGCGAAAGACCTCAAGGCAGATCAGGTCAAGGCTTACCGCATCGCAGACAACAAGACCAACGAGATCGCAGAGTGGGACGTTGGCCTGCTGTCCGCTGAACTCAAGGCCCTCTCTGACCTAGGCTGGAATGACTTCAGCGGCCTCGCGTTCGACACTCGCGAGATCGACGCCCTGCTGTCGCCGCTGGCCGAGAAGGTGTTTGAGGCTGATAGGCCAACGCTGGCAACCGCCACTGAGGAGCAGGCTCCAGAACTTGCTCCGGCGGTGCGAGGCGAGGAGCCAAGGAACTACCTAGAGGAAGAGGTTGAGGAGGACGATGAGCCGCAGGAGCCAGACACCTCGCAGAGCATCACGACGTACCGTGACGATGCGAAGTTCTCGTCGAGCAACTGGCTAGGCTTTCCAGACCTCCTGCCGCACATGCTGTGGGACGGAGACATTCGTCGCGTCTACATCAAGGACGAAGACACGGCACCAACGCAACTGATCGTCTGGAGCGCTGTCGGAGTTGACGAGCGCATGCGGGGCCACGTTGTCACGTTCTACGCGAGCGACGAGCGATTCGAGCATGCGATCTGGGACAAGGCCGTAGACTTCCTCGACAAGATGGCGATCATCAAACCGGGCGCTCTGGTGATGCCAGACTTCTCAACGTGGACAGACGAGCCGACCGCGTTCAACATCTGGAACACGTTCCGCGCTCGCTGGTGCGCACGGTACTGGCAGGAGGCCGGACATAAGATCATCCCGAACGTCAACCTCTGCGACGAAGCCAGTTGGGAGTGGATCTTCCTCGGCTATCCGAAAGAGGTTCCCTGTGCGATGTTCCAGTGCCGCCAGGGCTACAACGACAACGAGAAGTCAAAGCAGACGCTCATTCGCGGACTGCACGAATGGTGCAAGCGAGTCACGACGCGAAAGATGTTTCTCTACGGAGGCGAGCATCGCGAGTGGCTTGAGCCGCATCTGCCGAAGGGGCCACAGTATGTGTGGTTCCCGTCGTACCACAAAGCAAGGAAGGACGCTGGTCTTTTCTGAACTGCATGGCTGCTGTCTCGGGCAGCAGTAGTCGTGCAACACCATTGCCCGAACGAGGTGAACGATGTTGGTTTCTTTCGAGGGTGACGATGTCATCGGCTGCAAGCCGACGACCAAGCGCGGCAGCGGCGGCAAGAAGCGTGGCGGTGGCGCCCGCACCGGCAAGGCCGCGAAGAAGAAGGCCAAGTCGAGGGCCGGAACCAAGAAGAAGGCCGCGAAGAAGAAGGCCCCCAAGAAGGCCGCGAAGAAGGGCAAGAAGCGCTAGTCTCTATCGCTGACCGGCCGGCAGCAGAGTCCCGGCCGCCTGCTCAACGCGGGCGGCCGGGCTCGCTGCCGCACAGAACGAACCAGCGAACGATCTTCCATCGTCGCTTGCGATAGGCGCTCCACGACACCGGCCTTTTAGCGCCTGGGTCGTAGACTCTCTTGCCATCAAAGGCAACGTAGTGTCCGACCGGTGGAGTCTTGCTGCCCTTGCGTGGGAATCTGCGAACCAGCATGGCACAGCATTTCTCGGGTGGCTCTGCATTTCGGAGGTGCAGTTTGCCGCTAGCCTTTATCATGCCAACCCTCAAGCCGAGGCGAGAGAAGATCATGAGCAGTTCCTTTGTCGTGAGGCCCTTCGATGAGTGCGGCTTGGGGTCTGCCTCATTGACCAACTCGCGAGACTTCCTGCTCACCATCGCGGCAACGCAGTGTCCGCAGTCCACCTCATTCCATTGCTTCATGTGACGCACGGCATCCTCCTTGATGAAAAACCCAAAAGGGCCATTCTAGCACATCATGCAAGATCCAACCTTGCCAAACGAAAAAAATGAGTCGATAAATCTGGCCTCCCTTACGCCGCAGCAAATGGCGACGATTCTTGCGAAGGCGAGCGGCGTGACGATTGACGTATGTCAAATCGAGGAAGACATCAAGGCAGGCGCTCCGGTTGACCAAGACGGGAACCTCAACATCCTTTCATACGCGGCGTGGCTTGCCAAAGACGCACAGGCGATGGGGCATTGAGACTCGATCTGCAACAACTGTCGGTGCCGGAAGCAGCGAGAGTGCTGAACAGCACGCCCGTTGGCGAGGTCATCGCGCCTCGCGTAGTGTATCGCCACCTCAACCGTGCTGGGCTAAAGATTGGCGATGGCAGGACGCTGCATCTGGTTCGCTATGCCGCCTGGCTATTTCGCGTTCGCAGCGAAGCCAAGCCAGAGCCAGGGAGCGAGCGGAGCGACTACGAGAAGGTCAAGGCCAGCGCAGCCCAACGCGCTCGCAACATATCCGAGGCTGGCCGCGATATAGCGGGCGACGATTGGGTGCGACCGGCCAAGGATCAGGCCAGAAAAGACGCGGCGACTATGGGGTTTCGTGCCTTCTGCGACTCATACTTTCCGCAGTTGTTCCATCTGCCGTGGTCAGAGGATCACCTTCGCGTCATCGCAAAGATCGAGCGAGCCGTGCTGGAAGGCGAGTTGTTTGCGATGGCAATGCCTCGCGGAAGCGGCAAGACAACGCTGTGCGAGATGGGATGCCTGTGGGCGATGATGATCGGTGCGCATGAGTTCGTCGTGCTGATTGGATCTGACGAGAGCCATGCCGCTGATATGCTCGACTCGATCAAGAGCGAACTAGAGAACAACGATCTTCTTGATGAGGATTGGTCCGAGATCACAGGCCCCATCAGAGCATTGGAGGGCATTCACCAGCGGGCCAAGGGTCAGTTGTTCAATGGTGATCGAACGCACATCGGCTGGACATCCGGCGAGGTGGTGCTGCCTACAGTCCCAGGCTCGATGGCGTCTGGCGGAATCATTCGCGTAGGCGGCATCACTGGTCGAATCCGTGGCATGAAGTTCAAGAGGCCAGACGGTCGCAGCGTCAGGCCGTCGCTCGTGCTTGTGGACGATCCACAGACGGACGAATCGGCCAAGTCTCCGAGCCAGTGCGCGACGCGAGAGTCGATCCTCTCCGGTGCGATCCTCGGCCTCGCAGGCCCAGGCAAAAAGATCGCAGGGCTGATGACCGTCACTGTTGTGCAGCAGGACGATATGGCTGATCGCATGCTCGACCGCACCAAGCATCCAGCATGGCAGGGCGAGCGTACCAAGATGGTGTATTCGTTCCCGAAGAACGAGGTTCTTTGGGCGAAGTATTTCGACCTCCGCAGATCCGGGCAGGCGGAAGGCACAGGGACGATGGCTGCAACGCAGTTCTATGTCGAGAACCGCGATGCGATGGACGAAGGATCGGCAGTGTCCTGGCCCGAGCGTCACGATCCAGGCGAACTATCTGCCATCCAGCACGCGATGAACATTCGCTGCGACCGTGGAGACAACGCCTTCTACGCGGAGTATCAGAACGAGCCTCTGCCGTCGCTCACGGATCACATGGAGGTGCTGAGCGCCGAGGTCATCAACAAGAAGCGAAACGGCTACAAGCGAGGAGTCATTCCAGCCAAGGCCACGCGACTCACGGCATTTATCGACGTTCAGCAGACGATTTTGTATTGGATGGTCTGCGCCTGGGAAGACGATTTCAGCGGTGCGATCATCGACTACGGGACGCATCCAGAGCAGGGCCGTGCGTACTTCACGATGCGTGACGCCCAGAGAACGATCCAAGTCGAGCACCGAGAGTCTGCGTTTGAGGCCAACTTGTATGCTGCCCTGGAGCGGTGCGTCACGATGCTCTGCACTCGCGAGTACCGATTCGACGATGGTACGACGCAGCGGCTCGAGAGGATGTTTATTGACGCAAACTGGGGAGCATCGACCGACATCGTCTACCAGTTCTGCCGAGCCACGCCATTCGCCAACATCGTGCTACCCTCTCACGGCCGCTATGTCGGCGCATCGTCGCTACCCATGTCGGAATACGCGAAGCGTCTAGGCGACCGCATGGGGCCAAACTGGCGAATCCCAGGCACCGGAGGCAAGCGAGCCGTCAGGCATTGCCTGTTCGATACGAACTTCTGGAAGTCATTCGCCGTAGCACGATTCCAGACTGTGATCGGGGAGTCTGGGTGCTTGACGCTGTTTAGCGACTACGATCACGGCCTGCTGTGCGATCACTTGCTGGCAGAGGCTCCCGTGAGAACAGAGGCTCGCGGAAGGGTTGTCGATGAGTGGAAAACCAAGATAGTCGGCCAGGATAATCACTGGTTTGACTGCTTGGTGGGATGCTGCGTCGGAGCGTCTGTGTGCGGCGTGAGGACTGTCGGTGTCGAAGTGCAGTCAGGTCAGCGGAAGAAATACGCTGGAGGCTCTGCGGAAACAGCCAAGCCGCAAGTATCGCAGCGAAAAAGGTACGGCACGGCTGGCGTTGTGGATGATGCGAACCTAGTCGGGTAACATGGCGGAGGAGGTGCCGCCATGATTTCTCAAGAGCAGATCGACGCACTGGTGGCAACGCTGCTGGCGAATGCCGCAGGGCCTGCGAGCGCCAGCAACGATACCGGCAGCGTTACGCAGCGTAGCGTCACCGAACTGATCGAGGCCGTGAGGTTCATCGCATCCATGAAGGGCGCAAACAACGCCACTCGCGGGCTGCGGATGAACGCACTGCGTCCAGCGGGCTCCGTCTTCGGCCACGGCGAAATCGCCGCCATTTCAGCCGACGAATACTTCTACCGTAGGTTTGTCTAGTGAGCATCATCGGACGCATCTTGGGGCGTAAGCCCGCTGCACGACCGGCTGCGCATATCCCAATTCAGCGTCTGCGCAGTCGGTACGATGCCGCGCAGACCACGAACGACAACTCGCTGCATTGGGTCATGGCCGATCCGCTGTCGGCGGATGCTGGAATGACTGCGGCCGTTCGCAGGACTTTGCGGAACCGCGCTCGCTACGAATCAGCCAACAACTCATACTGCCGCGGCATTGTGCTGACGCTTGCCAACGACACCGTGGGGACAGGGCCGCGTATCAAGGTAAACACCTCCAGCCCTTCCGCCGACCGCGTCATCGAGCAGAACTTTCACGATTGGATGGAGTCGATCTCGCTGCCGGATAAGTTGCGAACCATGCGTCAGGCCCAGTGCGTTGACGGCGAAGTGTTCGCAATGATGGTGACGAACCCGCTTCTGGAGGGAGTCCAACTCGATCTGAGGCTGATCGAGGCTGACATGGTGGCAACGCCCAGCCCGTGGCTCAGCCGTGAAGTTGACGGCATCGAGTACGACAAGGCCGGGAACCCCGTCATTTACCACCTCCTAACGTCCCACCCTGGCGCGCTCTATGCCCTGCCGAGCATGGAGTACAGTCGCATCGCTGCCGAGATGATGATGCACCTCTATCGCGCCGACAGGCCCGGCCAGAGTCGCGGCATCTCTGAACTGACATCGGCACTGCCGCTGTTTGCGATGTTGCGTCGATACACGCTCGCGACCCTGTCTGCTGCTGAAACGGCGGCTGACTTCGCGGCGGTGCTGTTCACCAACTCCCCGGCGAACGAACTGCCGGAAGTCGAGCCGTTTGTCCCACTGAACATCCAGCCTCGATCCATGATGGCTCTGCCGGAAGGCTGGCAACTGGGCCAGATGCAGAGCGAGCAGCCGACAACGACCTACGGCAATTTCAAGACGGAGATCCTCAACGAGATCGCCCGCTGCCTGAACATGCCTTTCAACATCGCTGCCTGCAACAGCAGCGCGTACAACTACTCCAGCGGCCGGCTCGATCACCAGACCTACTTCAAGTCGATCCGCATCGAGCGCGAGAGCATGAAGGCTCGCGTTCTGGACCGACTGTTTCGTGCATGGGTAGATGAGGCTTCCGCAGTCGCTGGATTCATTCCAGACGGTGCAGGCCCGTCCATGAACTGGAACTGGACTTGGGTCTGGGACGGCAGCGAACACATCGACCCGCAGGCAGAGGCGTCTGCGCAGCAGACAAGGCTCGACGCAAACACCACTACGCTTGCTGCCGAATACGCGAAACTCGGCAAGGATTGGGAAACCGAACTTGAGCAGCGTGGTCGCGAAATCAAGAAGATGCAGGAACTCGGCCTGATTCCATCGCAGGCTGCCGCGCCAACGCCTGCAGCCGAGCCTGTGGAGCAGGGGACGGAAGACTACGAAGAAGAGGAGGATGAGGAAGACGCCGATCTGGCGGAAATGGCCGACGATGGATTCGTGCCGCCGCGGGCCGCTCGCGAAGAAGCGGAGCGAGGCTTGGCGTGGAGGCGAGAGTACGGTAGGGGCGGGACTGCTGTCGGCATTGCCAGGGCCAGGGACATTGCGGCCGGAAAGCCACTGTCTGCCAGCACGATCAAGCGAATGGTTTCGTTCTTCGCTCGGCACGAAGTAGACAAGCAGGGCAAGGGCTGGAGCCCCGGCTCCGAGGGATACCCTTCAAATGGCCGCATCGCATGGGCAATGTGGGGTGGGGACTCTGGCCGAGCGTTCGCAAACAAGGTCGCCAGGAAACTAGGGTGAGGTGATGAGATGCCGCAGTTCATCGCCGCAGAAGAGTACGAAGACGATGACGAATGCGATCCGTTCATCGAGTTCCTATAGGCCGCACGCGGCTCCGCACATCTAAGGTGTTGTATTTTTTTCTTGGAGCGGTTACACAAGATCGTATGAGCGACACGCTGAAAGTGACCGCCGACATCTGCTTTGAGGGCGAGGCCGTGCAGGCCGCCGCCAGCAATGCTGAAGGCTTGATGCAGCCGCAAGGGCCGCGTCGATTCAAGGTCAATGCGTACACTGGTGGTGCAATCAGCCAGCCCTGGTCGCGCGAGCCGGTCATCGTTGATTTGCAGGGCATGACTTGGACGAACAAGCGGCGTCCGATCCTGCTTCAGCACTCGTACGAACTCGATTCAATTCTCGGCCAGACCACCGACGTTCGCGTCGAGGGTCGCAATCTTGTCGTGGAAGCCGAGATGATTGGCGGCAACGCCAGTTCCGACAAGGTCATCGCGTTGGCCGAGCGCGGCTACCAGTGGCAGGCGTCGATTGGTGCGGATGTCCTCCGTGCCGAGAAACTGCCTGCTGGCGAAACCGCGATGGTCAACGGTCAAGCGATCACTGGGCCAGCGCGAATCGTTCGTGCTTCCCGGCTGCGTGAAGTTTCTGTAGTCACCCTAGGCGCGGACGATAATACGTCCGCTTCTCTCGCCGCCACGGCGGCACAACCAGAGGAGAGTTCCATGTCGGACGAGAGCCGCGAAGCCGTTGAAGCCGTCACCGAGGTCGCCACGCCCGTCGCTGCCACGGCTGCGATCAACGAAGACGCCATCGCGGAAAAGGTCGCCGCCAAGCTTCTCGCCGCGCAGTCGGCGCAGAAGGTGGAGTCGATCCGCGCCGCTCGTCCCTCCGCTCCCGCCGTGCATGTGGAGCAGAATCGCGAGGCGATCAGCGATGTGCTGAAGGCCGCGATCTGCCAGAGCGCTCGCCTCGCCAACGTCGAGAAGGAGTTCTCGCCGCAGGTGCTGGAGGCCGCCCAGAAGAAGTACAAGGGCGGCATCGGACTCGGCGAACTGCTCGTCGAGGCGGCCCGCGCCAACGGCTACGAAGGTCGCACCACGTTCCGCGACGAGTCGTACTCGCGTCCGATCCTGCGAGCGGCGTTCGCCACGCACGACATCTCCGACATCCTGTCGGCGACCGTCAACAAGTCGCTCCTCCAGGGCTTCACCACGGTCGACAACACTTGGTCGCGCGTCAGCACCACGCGATCCGTGGCCGACTTCAAGACCGTCACCTCCTACCGTCTGACGGGCGGCTTCAAGTTTGAAGAGATGAGCGGCAAGCACGAGTTCAAGCTGGCGGCTGCCGGGAACGTCAAGTACCAGAACTCCGCTCGCACCTACGGCATCTCGACGAACGTGACCCGCGAGGACATCATCAACGACGATCTCGGTGCGATCACGGCGGTGCCTTCCCGTATCGGGCGAGGTGCGGCTCTGAAACTCAACGAGGTCTTCTGGACGGCCTTCCTCAACAACTCGACGTTCTTCACGAGCGGCAACAAGAACCTCGGCAGTGGCTCTGGCTCGGCGTTCGGGATCGACGGCCTCACTGCCGCCGAGATCCTGTTCCTCGACCAGACGGACGATGACGGCTACCCGCTCGCGGTGTCGCCTTCGATCCTGCTGGTGCCGACGGCGCTCAACGCCAAGGCCCTGCAACTGCGGACTGCCACGGAGATTCGCGACACGAACTCCAGCACGAAGTACCCGACCGCGAATCCGCACGCCGGGAAGTACGAGATCATCACGACGCCTTACCTGTCGAACTCGTCGTTCACGGGCAACTCGACCGCTGCCTACTACCTCCTTGCCTCGCCGCAAGACCTGTCCACTATCGAGGTGGCGTTCCTCAACGGGGTGCAGCAGCCGACCGTCGAGCAGGCTGACCTCGACTTCTCGCTGCTCGGCATCCAGATGCGTGGTTACTTCGACTTCGGCGTGGCGATGGTCGAGCCGCGTGCCGGTGTCAAGATGGCCGGTTCGTGATCGACACCAATTCATCAGAAACCCTCACGGTAAGGAGAAAGTAAAGTGGCTTCCCCCATCGCTCCAGGCTTCCGCGTCGATTACACGCCCGGCTCCGACGTTGCGCTCGGTGCCGTGGTCGTGCAGGGCGACCTCGTCGGAATCGCGGATCGTCCGCTCCCGGCCAACAAACTCGGCGCTCTCGCCATCGCTGGCATCTTCTCGATGCCCAAGGCGACCGGCACCGGCACTGCCCTGACCGTGGGCGCGAAGGTTTACTGGGACGCTTCGACCAGCAAGGTGACTGGCACGGCCTCCACCAACGTCTACGTTGGCAAGGTCGTGGCCGCTGCTGGGACGAGCGACTCAGCCGTCCAAGTTCTGCTCACCCCGTGAAGCAAAGAGTGAGCCATGTCAGACATCCTTGCGGATGGTGCTGCATGGCTCGACGGGATGCGGCGGGCGCATCTGTCGCGCCATGTGTCCTACAAGCGTGATGGCGTAACCTCGCCGTGCCTCGCCACCATTTCGTCGAGCGTCTTTGAGACGCAGACAGAGATGGGCGTCGTTGAACGCTGGGAAAGCCGCGACTTTATCGTGTCTGCTGGCGATATGCCAATGGACTATCCAGAGCGCGGCGACTACATTACCGACACAATCGGCGGCGTTGCGGTAACATATCAAGTGTCTGCTCCGCGAGGCGCCCCGGTGTGGAAGTGGGCTGACGCAAGCAGGACCGCAATGAGAATCCACACCACAGCAATCGTCGATCCAAGCCTGCCGCAGGAGTAAGTCATGGTCAATTCTATTGCGGTTGAGGAAGCTCAGGTGACAGTGCTTGCGCCTCGCTCTCCTGGCTATCGCTTCATAGCCATCTCAAACAACGGCAGCAGCGCAGCGTATCTCATGCTTTTCCAGGACGATAGCGCGCTGACGACCAGCAACGGCATCGTCTTGCAGCCCGGTTCCGCGATCCTGCTCGACCAGGATGACTCGCCAATTCTGAACAACGGCATTTACGCGATCTGCGCGGAAACTCAGTCCACTACTCTCGCCGTCCAGGCGTACTGATCGAAGAGACTCATGAGCATTACGATCATCGGCAGCGCGTCTTCTGGCGGCGGCTCGTCCTACGACCAGAGCCTCAACACGACCGACGATGTGACCTTTGCCAGCGTGACGCTGCCCAATAGTACGCAGATCACGGTTGGCTCGTTCGACAATCTGACCGGCGGGGCGAGCGGCATCTCGCTTCACTGCGCCGTCGGCTACGAACTGAACTGGCAGGGGGGCAGGCTCCGTAGCGTCATGCTTGGCGATGAAACGGCCGCGCCGCAGACGATCACTTTCGACTCGCCTGTCCAGTTCGTCGGCGGCGTGCTGCCGCACGTCACCACCCTCACCTACGCCGCCACCGTCACCACCGACGCCAGTGCAGGCGACATCTTCGACCTCACGCTCACCGGCAACGTGACGCTCGCTGACCCGACGAATCCGGTGGACGGCAAGACGATCCGCTGGCGGATCAAGCAAGACGGCACTGGCTCGCGGACTGTGACGCTGGGCAACAAGTTCGTCATCCCGTCGTCTGCAACTTCGCCGCTGCCGTTCAGCACGGCGGCAAACAAGATGGACATCCTCGCCGCCACCTACCACGCTGGCCGCGACAAGTGGGACATCATCGCCTTTGTGATGGGGTACTGACTATGGCAACATTTTACTTCAACGGCGCCGACGATATTGCGAACAGCGTAGACCCGCCGGAGTGGCCGAAGCTCGGCAACTGGTGGATGAACAGTGGATTTACCGTGCCTGCCACAGCATTGCCGACGAGTTCAGACAGCGTGGTGGCGTCGGTCGGGCTTGCCACTGACGCGCCGAGAACGGTGGTAAACTTCATAACGAACGCGCGATTTAGCGGCGACCTGACCGTTACGGGCGTTGCGACGTTCAGCGGCTATGCCAACAACGGCGGCACCATCACTGGCGACTGCATTTTCAACGACAACTCGTATCATCATGGAGCCATTTCGGGCAACTGCATTTTCAACGACAGTTCGTGGATATCCTTCTGGGCTTCGTTCAACGGCACCATCACTGGCAACTGCACGTTCAACGACAATTCGTACAACGGCGGCACCATCACTGGCGGCGACTGCACGTTCAACGGCAATTCGAGCAACGGCGGCACCATCACTGGCGACTGCACGTTCAACGACAGTTCCTACAACCAAGGAACCGTAGCTTATGATGCGACGTTCAACGACAGTTCCTACAACCAAGGAACCGTAGCTGGCACCCGCACATTCCAAAACCGCACGCCCTATCCGATTCCGCGTGGAATCAACGGCTCATCCATTCTAGGAGTCATTTAACATGAATCTTTTATCACCAGTTACTATTCAGCCTCCGGCGATCACCCGCGCCAGCGGCGAGGTTCGCACGCTTCAGCCAATCACGCTGACCGAACTAGATGTGACGATCCTCGACAACGCGAAGCGGAGGTCTTGCGTGGCGCGGATTGGGCCCTGCCCGCAGGCAATCGTCCTGTGGGAAGGCGCCGCCTACGACACGGCTGGCGACTACACGCAGGCGCAGGTTGAAGCCCGCGTGCTGGAGGTACTGGGCAGCGATGTGAAGGCGGGGCTGGAGGCTCTGTTCGTCAGGCTAACCAAGTAACGGTGATGCGTGGGAATGCTGCGCACTGTAGTTGATGCGGTTGCCAGTGCCATTGCTGGCATTGACTCATTGCCAGCGTACAGCGTGGCGGTTGGTCACATGCACGAATGGCACGCGCAGAAACTCCGCACTATCAAGGTTGCCGTGTCTCCTCGCGGCGCTGATACAGACAATGTCGGCCGCGGCGTGATCGGCGTTGACTACAGAATCGGCATCGTTGTCGGCAAGCACTGTGAGACGGAGGCAGAGGCCGATGCTGTGTTCTTGGTTTCGGAAGGCATTCTGGATGCCATACGCGGAACGCTGACGTTCGATCTCCCAGAGGCTGTTGGCCGCGTTGCATTGACGAGTGCCACAATGGATTTGGCGACAGAAGAGTCGCTGAACGAGCAGAACATCTACCGTGCCAGCATCGAGGCAACGTATCGCCTGCTCAAGGGGTAGGCCGTGTTCACGATTGACACCAGATACTTTCTCGACCGTGCGAATGTCCGCAAGAAAATAGGCGAGGGAAGGGCGAGGGCTCTAACCAAGGCCGGTGCGATGGTGTATCGCAGCGCACAGAACCAACTTCTGCGCGGCAGGCCGTCTCCGCGAGGAAGCAACAGGACAATCGGAGAGTATCGCGGACTGCCGCTTGTCGAGAGGCGCAAGCGGAAGCCAAAGCCTGGGAGGGTTACGAGTTATAGGACGGCGAGGAACGCCAACGGATTCCTGCGATCCGCTATGGGATTCGCGTGGGACCCGCAGACAAATAGCGTCGTGATTGGGCCTCGACGCATGCAGAGCCGCTACTCTACGACGCTCAACATACTGCAAGAGAAGGGCGGCTCGCAGTCGCAGAGGATGTATCTCCGATATAGCGGCAGGCCGATTCCGCGTCAGGTTGCTTTCGGGCTGCGAAGGACGGGAGCGAGAAGCAATCTCGTCTACGTCGGCACGTTCATGGCACCGCGTCCAACGACCTCAAACTTCCGGCCGATCTCGCTAGGGAGAACAGTCAGGGTGCCAGCCGGTCAGTACCAGAAGAAGGGATTAGGCCGCGTCAGGAACAAGATTGCCCAAAAGTTCCGCAACCAGATATACGGGCCGTAGGCATTGGCTCATTTTTATTTCATCTGATAAACTGACGGCATCACCTGACTAGGAGACTACGATGGCAGTCACTTACACGCTCGGCAAAGACGCGACGATCAGCGGCATCAGCGGCTGCGTTCGCGATGTGACCGCCAGCATCGAGGCCAGCCGCATCGACGTTACCTGTCGAGGCGATGACAAGCGCAAATTCAAGTCCGGCCTTCGCGAAGCCACCATCGAGGTCGAGGTTCTCGATGAACCTCCGGCTGCGGGCGACGAGATCACAATCTCTCACGCGAACAGCGGCCTCGGCGGAATCTTCATCGTGACATCTGTGGCTCGCAGCGAGCCGCTCGACGATGTCGTTTCGTACAAGATTTCCTGCAAGTATAAAGAACCCGGTGGCCCGTAGTCAGGAGCGAAAAACATGGCGAAGGTTCTCGGCAAAGATGTTGTTTCCTCGATCACGGGAATCAACAACGACAACATCATCAGCGTCACCGACACCAGCGAGTGCGAGACGATTGACATCAGCGCTCGCGGCAACGCTGGCGGCACGAACGGCTTCAAGTCGTATGCCGCAGGCTACGTTTCGCAGACCATTGAGGTCGAGTGCCTGTCGCACTCCTGCACGGTCGGCCAGCAGTTTGGCGATTTGGAGTGCATCTCCATCAGCGTCAACGAGCCGCTCGACGGCCCGGTAACGTATACCATCACGTTCGGGCCGGGCGCTGACTGACGCCCAATAGGAGCGTCAAGTGCCTGCTCTCAACATAGTTCTCGGCAAAGACTGCGTACTCACAGGCAGTCACATCGAGAACGACTACGTTCGCAATGTGTCTTATCAGCAGTCGGCAAAGACTGTTGAGTATCAGCCTTTCGGCCAGCGAGCGGTCTGCGTCCACAACGCCGGCTACGACTGCACCATCGAAGTCGAGATGCTCAAGGACACGGGAGCGCAGGCCAAGTTGCAGACCGGCGACGAAATCACGATCTCCGGTTCCGGCTATTCCGGTTCTTTCGTTATAGTCAACGTCAATCGCGATGAGCCGCTGGATGGAGCAGTCAGCGTGCGAATCACCGCGAAACTCACCTCTCTCTAGGAGCGTCGATGAAGGAGTTCAAGGATGACATGGGGCGAACGTGGACGGTGCATCTGTCGTGCGCCAGCCTCAAGCGTGTCGCGGCCCATGCAGGGTTTGACATCGCAGACATCACCAACGGCAAGGCCCTAGATCTGTTTGGCGGAAACACTACGCACCTCCTCGACATCCTCTGGCCGCTCGTCAAGGCCGATGCCGAGAAGAGGGAGATCGACATCGACTCTTTTGGCGACGGCCTGCGTGGTGATTGCATGGCCGATGCCGCCGCAGTTCTCCAGGAGGAACTGCTAACTTTTTTCCCGAGCCAGCGGCGAGCGCTAATGCAAAAACTGCTGGCAAAGATGGAAAAGGTGGTGGCGGAAGCGTCAGTCGAACTGGAGAAGGAAATCGAAAGCGTCCAACTCCATACGGTTCGTGGTGGGAACTCGCCTACCAGTGTGCAGGAATCCTCGGAGTCAACCCAGACGAATGGACTCTCAGGGAACTCGTAGCGGCAAAGGACTCTAGGCTCGACAACGAATGGCTTCAGACCGCTTCGCTTGAGGCCCTGATAGCAAACGTCAATCGAGGCAAAGGCCAGCCGCCATACGATGTTTATCACTTCCATCCATACATGAAGAGGCCGGCGAAGACGTTGACAGCGGAAGAGTTCTTCCAGTTGTTAGGAGGTAACGGTGGCGGGCGCAGCGGCGATTAGAGGTGGTGGAGTAGCGATTGAGATCGGCGCTGATACGCGCCGATTCTTCGCCGCCTTGAATGCCATGCAGGCGCGCATGAGGGCGCTGGGATCGACGATCAACTCAATCGGCGCTCGAATGACGGCAATGGGCGCTGCCGCTACTGCGCCGTTTGCTCTTGCCGCAAGGCAGTCTGCTGCGTTTCAGGACACGATGTCCGCTGTCGGTGCTGTCACTGATGCAACTGGGGCCGACTTCCAGGCTCTCAAAGACAAGGCGATGGCTCTCGGGGCATCGACAAGTTTCACGGCACAGCAAGTGGCAGAGGGCATGCAGGCTCTCGGCCAGGGTGGCTTCACTGTGCAGGAGACTCTTGGCGCAATTGACGGCACGCTTCTGCTCGCGCGTGCTGGAATGCTCGACCTTGGCGCGGCGACAGAAATCACGGTCGCCACGCTGCGATCATTCAAGATGCCAGCCCAAGAGGCCGGGAAGGTAGCCGACATCCTGGCTATGGCTGCGAACTCGTCGAACGCCACGGTGCAGGGCCTTGGCGAAGCCCTCTCGACCATTGGCGGAATCGCGTCCACCGCCGGTGCCAGCCTCACGGAGGTCACCGCAGCCATCGGCCTGCTGGCTGATCGCGGCATGCAGGGCAGCGAGGCAGGCACTGCACTTCGTCGAGTGCTTATCGGCCTTGCCCAAGAGCAGAAGGCTCTGCGAAATATGGGCGTCGAGGTCAAAGACCCGAAGACCGGCAAACTCAAGCCTCTCAAGGTGATCCTGGCCGAACTGAAGACGGCTATGGCTGGCATGGACGATACGGACCGTATCGCCAAGTTGTCCAAGATCTTCGACGTATTCGGTGCGAATGCTGTTCTCCAGTTGATGAATGCCGGTGATTCTCTGGAGACGCTCGACCAGAAGTTGCAGAACAGCGGAGGATCTGCTGCTCGCGTTGCTACGCAGATGGATGACAATCTTGGCGGCAGCATGCGAATGCTCTCGTCAGCAATCGAGTCCGTTGCACTGGCAGTCGGAGAGGCTCTGACGCCCGCGCTGCGAAGCATCATGGACTATATGTCGCAACTGGCGGCAGGAATTGCTGAAGCAGTCGCCAGGAACCAGGGCTTCATTGTAGCCATTGCTGGCTCTGCCGCTGCCGTCACTGCTGCCGGAACTGCATTCCTCGGCCTTGGAACGACGCTGCAAGTTGGAGCGTTCGCGCTAGGTGGATTCACCAAGACGCTCGGCCTAGTGATTGCCCCGGTGTCGATGCTCGTTGGAACTGCCAGCGGCATCACGTCTTCGTTTGCTCGTGTCGTTGGTGCAGTCGCAAGCATCACGACGCCGCTCATTACTGCTTCTGGAGCGATGGTGGCATTCGCTGCGAGATCGGTAGCAGCCGCCGCAAACTACATCGCATCACTCGTCGCCATGACTGCCGCCACGTTGACGAACATGGCTATCGTTGGAGCGTCATGGATCGGAGCGGGCATTGCGGCCACGGGGGCCTTCCTGGCTCACATCAAGGCCCTCATCACCTATTACACGGGCCAACTGGCCTTTATGACCGCCATCACGATTACGCGGCTAGGCCAGACGGCTGCTGCGTGGGCGTCTCAGGCAATCGCCGGAATGGCCGCTTGGCTTGGAGCCACCGTGGTGGCAGTGGCCGGATACCTTGGGCAACTCGCCCTGGCAGTAGGTGGCACAGTGGCTGCAGCCGCTTCTATGGCTGCTGCGTGGCTCGCCCCTGCTGCGCCCTTCCTGGCAGTGGCAGCAGCCGTATACGGGCTTGGGAAGGCCCTCCAGAGCGTCGGAGGAAGCGGTGGTTCCATAGCATCGTCGCTCACCTCGATGTTCCAGCCCATCAGTGCCGGGTTCCAGCAAGTGCTGGCAGATGCCACCATCGTTTTTTCAGACCTGTGGAATACGGCCACAACGACGTTCGCAGGCATCTCCGACGCGATCATGGCCGGTGATATGTCCCTGGCATTTGAGGTGCTGTGGGCGGGATTGCAGGCCGCATGGCTGCGCGGGCAGCAGGCAGTGATGGGGTACATCGACGGCTTCGTTGAGTACCTCCAGAATCGCTGGGGCGATATGTCAACGAGCCTAGCCGTCCTCATAACGCAGGCCCTAGGTGCAGTCGAGAGGGCCTGGATATACACGACCGGTGCCATGTTTTCCGCGTGGGACTCGGCGGTCAGCGGCATCCTCAACGTCTGGGACACGGCAATCGGCGCGATTCAGAAAGCAATCGCGTATATCCGCTCGTTCTTTGACGAGACAATCGACTACGAAGCCATCGAGCGGCAGATCGACGAGGCCAACAAGGCTCGCAAGGAGGGCCGCGAATCTTCTGCGAGGCAACGCGCCGGGAAGCGTCAGGAGCAGATCGACCAGAGCGTAAAGAAAGAGGAGGACACGGTCCGCATTCTCGTTGAGGACAACGCAAGCAATCAGAGAGACAGGGCGGAACGCACGGCACAGCGAGCAGGCGACAGGGAGTACGGTGTCCAGCAGGCAGATGCCAATCTTGGCAACGCCAGGGCAAGGGCCGAAGCAGCGCGCGAAGGGGCAGACCTCATCAAGCAGGCCGCTGAAGCCAGCAGCACAGAAGACCTTGCTGCCTACTATCAGCGGGCGAAGCAGTTGCTGGAGAAGGGCCTCATAACGCAGGAGCAATTCGACCGCATCGAGGCTGCCGTTGACGCCGGTGCGGAGAAACTCGATGACAAGCGAGTGCGCGACGCCAACACGGCAGAGCGAGAGGCAGAGGCCAAGGCAGCGAATGAGGCTGCTGCTGGCGTTGCTGCCGAGACATCCAAGGCAGAGGTGGCTGGCACGTTTAGTGCGATGGCGGTTGGCGGCCTTTCGTACGGCTCCAATCTCGCAGAGAGAACCGCCAAGGCATGCGAAAAGATCGCTGAAAACACAAAGCCTGGGCGCAACGGGGCAGAGGTGCAGGCATGAGTCAGTTGCAGTGGTTGGAGGATGCCGGTTCGCGTAGCGCAAAGATCACGCGGCTAGGCACGAAGGACAAGGCCACGCTTCAGGTCAAGTTCAAGTGCTTCGGCACGTTCAGCGACACAGAGGTTCACGACCAAGCGGCCATCTTCTTCAATGCAAATCGACTCTACACTGCCGCCGGGCATATCTTTCTCGTACAGACATATGAAATCGAACATCTAGGCGGTGACGCCTGGGAGGTGGTCGCACACTACGAGTCGATGGGGACTGACGGCGACGAGCCCGATCCGCTCAAGAGGTCGCGATCGTTCGACACAACTGGGCAAACCACCCACATGAACGCCGCCTACGCAGAGCGACGTTATGGGGAGAACGCGCCCGATATGAAGGGCGCAATCGGAGTGGATGCCGACAGTGTCAAGGGCGTCGATGTCATAACGCCCGCGCTGCAATGGCAGGAGCAGTACGATGTGCCGTCGCAGTTTGTCGGCGACTCCTACATCCGTGCCGTCGCAGACCTGACAGGCAAAGTCAACAGTGGAGCGTTTCGCGGATTTGATGCCGGGGAGGTGCTGTTCGCCGGATGCAGCGGCTCGCAGCAGTGGGACTCCGAAAAGGGCGATGGTCCGTGGAGCCTCGCGTACAAGTTTATCGCCTCGCCAAACGCAACCAACCTGTCAGTCGGCGGCATCGGTGGCATCACCAAGAAGGGTCACGAGTACCTCTGGGTGCGGTACGAAGATGATGTGGCACAGAATACGCTGCTTCGCAAGCCCAAGGCCGTGTACGTCAACGAAGTGTATCGTTCCGGCGACTTTGGCTCTCTGGGGCTAGGGTGAGCAATGCGCGCAGATGGCCGCATAGAGCAAGGCGACTTGCTCCGCAATGCAATCTCGGCCAGGGCGTGGAATCGCGCCCAGGAAGCGGCCGACATAGTGCTAGGGACTCACCAGAAAGGCAGCGGCGTCGATTTCTGGGGAGCGCCCTACATTCGCGTCTATGCTCGCAACTCAAGCGGCGTCGATGTTCCGCGATGGGGAGTGCTTGAGATAGGCGGCGTTGAGGTTGACCCCGGAACCGGGCCGGGGACTCCGGGGAAGGCGCAGTTTGAGGCCATGCCGGTGCTGGTTGGCAATAAGCCAACGTCGAGCGCCGATTCCAAAATCATGATTGCGGTTGAGCCAATCGCAAGCAACGCTGTTGGCCGCGTGGCCGTTGCAGGCGTCGTGCAGTGCAAGATTTCCGGCGGCGAAGGCTCCAACGTCAAGGCCAAGGCAGACGATGTCGAGGCGCTAGAGAAGTCGCCAGACGGCCCAGGTGTCATTCTCTGGAGCAATGACGAGTGGGCCTTGATCCGCTTTGGTGGAGGTGGAGGCGGTGGGCTGCGTGTTGGCACCGTTTCCTCATCTTGGATGAAGGGATCGACGCGCAGCATCGACGAATGCGACGAAGACTTTTCGCCGCTTGACGAGACTTTCGACGCGACCAACTACTTTGCGGACGTGATCTTCACAAGCGGAACCCGCAAGGTTGCTTGCGGCAAGGTTGGGCAGAAGTGGATTCTGATCGCAGCGGAGTGCGCGTGATGCTTGAGTTGCTGGCGACAATCGCATCGGACCCGCTCGGCCTGGTCGTGGGCGGCGTCTTCCTGCTCGCGGCCGGCATGTTCCCGGTTGGCTTGATGCTCGGCGGCAGTTGTTCGCCGTGCTGCGGGTGCAGTGCCTGCACGGAAGGCACGCTGCCGGAAACG